ATGCTTCGAACAATTACAAACACAATAAAACGTTATCCTGAGCAAGCTCTGCTCTTTCTCTATAATGCTGGGATTTTTGCATGGATGCAGTCTACCAGTCATTCGATTATGGAGCAAATCGGTATAGATAGCAACTGGTTTGATAAAATCCCCGAACCAATCAAGGCCTGGACAGGTGCAAGTCTAGAGAGTATGCAAACCTTACTCAATTCTTCCGCTTGGGGATGGCTGATTGTATCTATGATATTGATGTTGGTCATCCGCTTTGTCAAGGGCTTGATTAAGTTTGTCATCATGCTGATTATTATCGGCGGTGGTCTTTATCTGCTCTGGCAGAATAAGGAATTGCTTAGCGGTTTGGTCTAAATATTTTTTGAGAAGGACAGTGACGGTAAAGTCGCTGTTTTTTGTTGAAATCAGAAAAAGGATTCCGCACTGTTACCCTAAATTATGGTACAATAATTCTATGATTATTCTAAGTGGAAACAAGATTGAACGCTCTTTTGCGGGCGAAGTTTTATTTAACAATATCAACATTCAGGTCGACGAGCGGGATCGGATTGCCCTTGTCGGAAAAAATGGGGCAGGCAAGTCCACCCTGCTCAAAATCCTTGTGGGAGAAGAGGCGGCGACTAGCGGTGAGATTTCTACCAAGAGAGATTTATCGCTTTCATATCTGGCACAGGACAGTCGATTCCAGTCGGAAAATACTATCTACGATGAGATGCTCCATGTCTTTGACGACCTGCGGATGACGGAGAAACGCCTGCGGTCTATGGAAGAGCAAATGGGCAGTCTGTCTGGTAATGAACTCGACCAGCTCATGAAAACCTATGATAGTCTGTCAGAGGAATTTCGCCTGGCAGGTGGTTTTAGCTATGAGGCAGACATCCGTGCTATCTTGAACGGCTTTAAGTTTGACCAGACCATGTGGGATATGAAAATCTCCGAACTTTCTGGTGGTCAGAATACTCGTCTTGCTCTGGCAAAAATGCTTCTTGAAAGCCCAGAGCTATTGGTGCTGGACGAGCCGACCAACCACCTGGACATTGACACGATTGCCTGGCTGGAAAACTACCTAGTACATTACAAGGGAGCCTTGATTATTGTCAGCCATGACCGCTATTTCTTAGACAAGGTGGCGACACTGACACTGGATTTGACCAAGCATTCCTTGGACCGTTATGTGGGTAATTATTCTCAGTTTGTCGAGCTCAAAGAGCAGAAGTTGCAAACGGAATTGCAAAACTATGAAAAGCAACAGAAGGAAATTGCCAAGTTAGAAGACTTTGTTCAGAAAAATATTGTCCGTGCTTCGACCACCAAGCGTGCTCAGGCTAGACGCAAGCAGTTGGAAAAGATGGAGCGACTGGACAAGCCAACAACTGGTCAGAAGTCTGCCAACATGACTTTCCAGTCGGACAAGACTTCTGGCAATATCGTCTTGACAGTGGAAAATGCTGCGGTGGGTTACGATGGAGAAATACTTTCTCAGCCTATTTCCATTGACCAACGAAAGCTGGATGCCATTGCCATTGTCGGACCAAATGGTATCGGAAAAACAACCCTGCTCAAATCCATCATCGGAGCTCTGCCATTTATCAAAGGGGAAGCCAAGCTCGGTGCCAATGTGGAAGTGGGCTACTACGACCAGACCCAGTCTGCCCTAACGCCTTCCAACACAGTCTTGGAGGAGCTCTGGTCAGCCTTTCCGACCACACCTGAAGTGGAAATTCGCAACCGCCTTGGAGCCTTCCTCTTCTCAGGAGATGATGTCAAAAAGTCTGTTTCCATGCTATCGGGTGGTGAAAAAGCCCGCCTGCTCCTTGCCAAGCTGTCCATGGAAAACAACAACTTTCTCATCCTCGACGAGCCGACCAACCATCTGGACATAGACAGCAAGGAAGTGCTGGAAAATGCCCTCATCGACTTTGACGGCACCCTGCTCTTTGTCAGCCACGACCGCTATTTCATCAACCGCGTCGCCACTAAGGTGCTGGAAATCTCGGAAACTGGCTCCACGCTCTACTTGGGCGACTATGACTATTATTTGGAGAAAAAGGCAGAGCTGGAAGTAGAAGCCCAGCCTGACCAGCTAGAAAGCACTAGCCAATCAGCCGGAGCCATGGACTACCAAGCCCAAAAGGAAAACCAAAAAGAGCAACGCAAACTGGCCCGCCGCATCGAGCAAATCGAGGCAGAAATTGACAACATCGAAAACCGCCTAAGCGAGCTCAACCAAGCCATGCTAAAAACAAACGACATCGGTCAGTTGACCGATTACCAGAAAGAAATCGACCAACTAACAGCCCAACAAGAAAGCCTCATGGAAGAATGGGAAACATTATCCGAGCAGATGGGCTAGGTTGACAGCAAGTTGACAAGAGGCTCAAACCCTTGATAGAACAAGCTTGCAAGCCGGTCTTGCGGAGCTAGCAAGATTACCTTTCGCTAAAAAGTCCAGAGCAAGCTAGCCTTTCTTGGAAAACATTGAGCGACAGACTAAGATGAGTTTAGAGATTAGCATCACTTCTCGAAGGTGGTGTCAACATCTCAGCGCAGTGGTTGATTGGCAGATTTGTTCGTGTTGCACACTTCAAATCTGGCCTAACGAATGTTGCGAACTTTGTTCGCTTTATTCCCAACCTTAAACTGTCCCCCAGACAGTTTAAGCTGTGCGGGGGTGGGAGTGAAACAGTCTGGGGATAGACTGTTTCAGCTCAACAACTTAAAACGAAAAATTGTTGACGAACTTTTTTTCATTTTTCGAGTTCTGTCCCGCTCCCAGAAAGGAGAAAGAAATGAACTTTGGACAGCAAATCAAAGACTTACGAAAAAAGAAAGGTTTGACTCAGGAACAGTTTGCCCTCAAACTCAATGTGACACGGCAGGCTGTTTCCAACTGGGAAAATGACAAAAACCTGCCCGATTTGGAGCTCTTGATTCTAATGTCTTCTGTCTTTTCGATCTCCTTAGATCAACTTATCTCAGGGTGGATTAGAACCGCCTTAAAAAGCCCGTCAAATCGGGCTTTTTTTGTATCTTGTCCAGAATTTGTCCAAAAAGTTTTAGAATAGTTGTCTGATTTTCTCAAAGTCATCTTCTTTCTGGTCTTGGAATAGATGGGTGTAGGTCTTGAGTGTTTCTAATACATCTTTATGGCCAATCAGTTTGGAGATGGTTAGGATGTCTATTCCTTTGTGTTTGAGATAGCTGACATAGGTATGTCGAAGGCTGTGCGGTGTTGCTAACTGGTTGCTGACTCTCTTCCTGATAACCTTTTTAATAGCTGTGTCAGAGGCTCTGATAAAAAGCCGTTTTTCTGGGTTGTCTATGTAGCCTGTTTGGAGATATTCTTGGTAGGCTTCCCAAACATCACTATCAAATGGGACTCTACGTTTTGATTGTTTATTCTTGGTCCCTTTCCAGCCTTTATTCTTACCGCTAATCTTGTAGGTCTTATTGATGTCTAATTCTAGCATGTCATACATATCATCCGTAGTCAGTCCTTGAGCCTCTGCAGGTCGTAGTCCTGTTTTGGATACCAGGTAGATGAAGAAGTGGGACTGGTGCTTGATATTTTTTCTGGAGTGAGCTATTAGTTCCAGGTACTCTTCCAATTCAATAAACTTGTTTGCCTCGTCCTTAGAATCAACATTGGAATGTACTTTGGCTAGGGTTGTAAAATCCTTCTTCAAGGTTCCTTCATAGACTGCTACTTTGAGGGCTCCTCTGATGTGCTGGTTGAAGAGTTTAATGGTTGAGTGAACAAATCTATCAGCCATTAAGTTCAGCACATTCTGGTAGCTTGTAGGGGTGATTTTATGCATCTTGACATCAGGGAAGTATTCTAAGATTTTTTTGTGGGTAAACTCGTACTTTTCGAATGTGACTGGATCTATGTGAGGTTTCTTGTGTACCGTGGCCCACTGATCAAAATAATCTGCGAGAGTTATGTTCTTATCGACAACAACATTATTCTCTAAGTCGATTTGAGCTTGGGAAGCAGCAATGACAGCATCAGCTTTGGTCTTAAATCCACCCTTTGGAAGAGTGCCGTAGGTGCCATCTGGTTTTTTATATGATATCCGGTACTCCCACCCGTTACTACGTTTTCTATAAGATACCATTGATTTACCCTTTCTTTTTTGATAAAATGGGTATAGTAAAGAGACCTACTACACAGCAGGTTTCTGACTATCCACAGCCTTACGCTCGGACCGTCCAAAGTTGAGCGTAGGGCTTTTTTGTTTTTTGTAAAATAAAAGCGGCAACTATGAATAGTTACCGCTCGGTCGTGGCAGCTTGTGCCAACCAGAGTATTTGCACTAGGAAAAATCCTAGGTTAGTAACTATATATTATCAAAATACAATAAAATTGTCAAATAAGATAGCGTGATTTTATTTCATCGCTTAAAATTTTCATTTGTGGTTCTAAAATTTGAGCCACACCCAGTCCATCCAATGTACTTACTTTTTTGAATATTTTAACTTTGTCAATAGTTGTAATCGCATCAAGTTTGGCATAGGTCGTTTTTTCTAAGTCAGACATATACTTCTCAAGTCTTTTGCCAGCATAAACAACTTCATCCGATAATTTTTGAACAAGGTTCATTGCTCGTTCTTTTTCATCTAATCGGCCTTCTTTTTCCAACTCTAGCATTAACTCGTCAAAATCATCATATTCTCCGAAATGAGATACTAACTCGCTTGCAACCTTGTCTTCCGCTGCCTCAATGAGTTGTGTGGTTAGCATACCAAGGGCTTCAGCTAAATTGAACTCTAATGGTAAGTTGTTGTAACCTGGTTTGGATGTAAGAGGAATCACAGTGATAGTATTCTGGTTCTTGCGATCTTCTTTGCTGAGTGTAATCGCATAATGTGGTGCTGAAAATTCAGAGCCAAAGTTTATACCAAAATCAACATAGACAAGTGTTCCATAGGGGAAAACCCTATTTCTACGACGTTTCCCGTTTATTTCACGTTCAAGCTGATTGCTGTAATTTGTCATGCTTTGACCTAGCCGGGAAGTCTTAAAGTGATTAGGATTCTCCTTGGTTAGCTGTTTCATCTTATCGGTTGAAGTTGTCAGTTTTTCAAGATTTTCTATTTGATTTTTATTCATCTTTATTTTTTATCCAACTAAGTTATTAAACTCCTCAATCACCATAGTCTCATTGACTGTGGTTTTTAAGTCGTATTTTTCCATAAAGAACGGGTAATTGAAAGGAACCATTTTCGTGACCTCACGAAAATGGTCTGACACCTTGGTGTCACTGGTTTCTACGGAGTTCATCGCTCTTTGGATAGCTTTATGAAAATTCTCCCAACGTTCGTAACCAAGTAGGGGCATAAGGTCACGGGCGTACCAGTAATCAATGAATTCATTTTCGGTTTGATTGACTATGCTATCGAATTTTTCTTTGGTTCTATAAATTTTTGATTGTTCCATGTTTCCTCCTATCCCCTATAAACATAAACATCCACCACTTCACCAATAGTTCGGAAGTCGGTGTCTGCTGTGATGGGGATGTTGTCATAGTCTGGGTTCAGGCTATGAAGATAGGCGCCTTGGTCTGTGATGCGGAGTTGCTTGATGTAGGCTTCTCCATTGTAGGCAAATACTCCGATGTCGCCGTCTGATAGATCTACAGATAGTTTGACGAATACATAATCGCCTGAGTGGTATTCTGGCTCCATAGAATCACCGTAAATGGGTACAACGAAGTCAGCGTCCACTTCAATAGGCAATTCGATAGTCTCAACCTTTACATCATTCAGATATTGACCTGTGCCAGCGGAAGCAGGTTGGTCGTAATAGTTGTAGGTGTGGTAGGTGGCTTGCAGTTCGTTTACTGTATTCTTACTGTCTGTTACTGTATTTTGTTTATCTAGAAGCGCATTTCCGTACCGTATCCAGCTTTTGTGGTTGTTTGAATGTAAATCCCTATCCAATCTTAAAACGTCGTCAGAAACGGTTTTAGGGGCGGAAGAAGGGATTGTGGATTTTTCTTCAATCAAATCCGATTTGTTAATTCCAAAATAATTGGCAAGTAATTCGATTTTCCCAATTCGTGGGTATGTAATACCCTTTATCCAGTCTCGTACAGTTGTATACTTTAAATCTAAATCAGAACAGAGTTGGTTTCTATCAACTCCTTTTTTGTCCATATAGTATTTTAGATTTTTCGAGAAAATATCTTTGTTTTCTATCGGCATAGCATTTTCCTCGCTTTCTAATGAAGATTTTACGGCAAAAACGCAAAAAAATCAAGAAAAAACAAAAAAATTGCGAAAAAAACGCAAAAAGTTCTTGACATTGCGGTTTAACCGCAGTATAATATAGTCAAGGTCAGGGAAATGACCGAATCAAAACAGGAGGAAAAGCAAATGGTGGATATACTAAAAAGCCTAGCTGATAACGATTTAGCAATCCCGATTATCATTCTAGGCTTAGTAAGAGAAGCTCGCTTATGGCACAAACAAGTGCTTGAGCACAAGCGGAACTTACAAAACAAAAAGTAAGAGCAAGGGGCGAAAGCCCCAACCTCTTATTTGAAGTATACCACCATTTGCCAAAGAATGCAATGATCTATTGGTTAGCTGGTTTGTTGGTTCTGTCGTTTGTGATACGGCAGATTGCGAAGTGGAAGAAGAAGTAAGGTGGGAAGGAATAACTTATGGAAGAAGTTCTGCAGTCAATTGTTGCGATAGGTGGGTTTGGATTTTTAAACTACCAGATAATTGTTCGGGTGAGGGATATAGATTGGGGTGACGAACAAGATAAAAAGTATCTACTCTATTTCCTGTCATCTTTTGATTATTGTTTATTTCTAGCTTTTGATTATTTTGTCCCGAATCTGATTTTTAGCATTCCATTGTCAATTCTTACAGCACTTGGAGCTAGTATTGTATTCCCTGATTTTATGATTGGGTTCTATCGGTTTATTAATTGGATACGAAAAGATAATGGCCTTCCTTCAGCTGAGTTTCAAACAATGTATGATATTTTCGCAAATGATACGGTTTGTCAGAATTGTTTTGTTTTTCAACTAGGCAACAAGCAGGTTGTAACGTCTGGTTATATTGCTTTTACCAATGGGGAAAACGATGACTTATCGCTGATCCTATCACCTTATATTTCCGATAATGACCCAGAGAAATATCATATCACGAATGAAGATAGTTTGCTTGAGTATTTGGACGAAGAAAAAATCCAAGCTAAGATTTATCTTAACTTGGAAAAACAGATAAAGTTTATTTACTTTTAGACTCTGACTCTTTATGGTATGCCTTTTCAGGTAGTTGGCGTCCGCTAGGGGTCTTGCTGTTTTTCATGCCAGATGGCTTGGTAGCTAAGTGTTTTTCCATATTCCTCTCCTTTCTGTAGTGATAGTGGTTTATCTTATTATAGCATGAGAGAGGGTAGCTGGATAGGTGTATTGGGGTTCGACTCCCCAACCAGCTGTTGCAGATGCAAAACAATATTTAGAAAGGGGTGAGGGGTATTGAAATGGACGCTAAAAATGTTGCGTGCCAGAGACAATCTTACGCAAAAACAAGCTGGTCAGCTGGTAGGTGTTACCGCTGACACATGGGCAAATTGGGAAAAAGGGAAAACAAATCCAGATGTCAAAACAGCCTATAAAATTGCAGAAAATTTTGGATTGTCTATAGATGACATTATTTTTTTAGACAGTATTGCGGTTTAACCGCACAAAGCCAACCCAAACTAGAAAGGAATAGATATGAAAACTGCTGAAAAAGTGGTCCGTATCGAATCGGACGCGTATGAATATGTTGTAGATTTCGCTAATGAGCATGATTTGAAAATCGGGGAAGCAGTGAGCATCTTGATTCGCTACTGTGCTTCTAAAGATTTGATAGTCAAGCAGGCCCACGTAGAGGTTGTGGAAGTGCAGAATGTGGTGGAAGAAGATTAGGAGGAGGTGAGGGGATGAGACCAAAACGGTATCCGTATAGCGGAAAATTAAAAGCCTCAACTATGGATATAGTCAAGGCTTGGGAAAAAGCTTATTCAGCATATCGTGTCAAAGGTCAAAAAAAGCAAGAAAAGGCTGAACAAGAATTAGATAAAGCTACTCAGAGGCTTTATCAGCTATATCATTGAGTGTCTTTGCTGCTTTCTCGGTAGCAAGTCGATCAACTTGCATATCTTTGGCAGCTAACAACTTTTCAATGACATCAATAATAGCGGTAGTTGCAACATCAGCTGGATTTTTCTCAATGTACTCAGCAATTAGTTTGTAACTAGCTTGTTTAAGACTTTCAAAGTCATTCATACACTTATCCTCCTCTCTGTATTGATATACCAATTATATCACAGGATAGGAGGACCGACAAAACTAGAAAGGAGAAGGGGATGGAATACAAAACACTTGATGAAGTAGTAGCTCAATATGTAGCGGATGTTATTAAGGAATCAGATAAAAAAGACCCAGCAACTATTGCGGCAGTTGCTGAGTTGATTAAAGTCACACATCCACTAATTCTTAGCATTTAGTGATTTTAGGATGTGTTGGAACTGTTCGCCGACATATTCGCCAAAGTCTTTTTGGAAACTAGGGTCGAAATTGTTCTTTTGAACATAGGCCTGATATAACTCTTCATGCAGCGAGGAAGTTATTTCAGTAGCCATTTCTGGAAAAGTTTTACTCATAGTTTTCCCTCCTTTCCGTGTTGATAGCTAAATTATAGCATGGATAGGGGAGGGGAACAAGATTGGAAAGGAAGAGAGAACATGGAAAGTAAATTGATTGCCAACTGGCAAAAGAAAAACTACCAGCTCAGTCAACTGATAGTTGATAGCCTTGAAGGGCTAGATGTGTGGGAGACTGTGGTGGCGCTGGGGAAGATAAGGAGGAGGTACTAATGGTGTTTTATTGGGAGTTATTCAGGTTAATTTTAATTGTTGGTGTTATTGCTATAAATTTCTTTGCAATTAAAAAGCTAATGAGAGAATACCGATATTTTTCAAATAAGATTAAGAATTGGAAAAATCGTTAAGAATAGTAATCAATGTGTGTAACTTTACAACATCAACTTCAGGGGCATCAATCTTTTCAATGGTGTTATCAGTCAGTGTTTGCAGGTAGTAGCCTTTCTTGATTCTGCCACTAAGGAAATCCCTCACTTCACCATATAGCACAATGAAGATTTTTGAATTAATTTCAGTAAAAAAAGATTTATCTGGCAGAATGTGTTGAAATTGGATAGAGTACGGAATTCCATTGACAAGTAGTTTATCAATTGTCTTCCAAGATAGTTTTTTTTCTACGGTTAATTGGCAAAGGCGGTCTATTGATGGATTCATTATTTTAAGTCCCTTCTGTTAGAAAGTATGCTATGAAGTGCGTTGAATGGGTCAATAAAATTGATGTATTTGACAAATTGGTAGCGATGTAACTTCTTAAATTGTTTTATCGGTTTTGAAAATACCTTATTTTTCTTAGAAAGCGTTGGATAGCTGTGCTCTATCTCAGAGACAATATCAGATACACTCTTGACTATGTCTTCTGGAACGGTTGCAAAACGGTCGTCAATCTGATTCAGTAATATCTTAATAGCATTTAATCTGCCTAGATATTGATTAGCTTCCTCCGAAAACAATCCAATTTCTTTCGATTCGTCAAGTTTGTCCTTTGTAGCTCTGGCTAGAAAAAAAGTACAAATTGTGATTATGAATCCAATTGGTGCAGTAATATCATTAAAAGCTTTAAGGAAATCTGTCAATACACTATTCATATTATCTACCTCAATATACTATTTATCTCTATTATACCAAATTAGAAAGGAATTTTATGAACGAAATTTTTGTTTTCCACGGACAGGAAGTCCGTACTGTAACGATTAACAATGAGCCATGGTTTGTTGGGAAAGATGTGGCTGATATTTTAGGCTATTCAAAATCACGAAATGCGATTGCACTTCATGTTGATGAAGAGGACGCCCTAAAACAGGGCATCCCTACAAGTGGTGGTATTCAAGATATGATCATCATCAATGAATCTGGTCTCTATTCACTAATTTTATCCAGTAAATTGCCACAGGCCAAAGAATTCAAACGTTGGGTCACAAGTGAAGTTTTGCCACAGATTCGGCAACAGGGAGCTTATGTACCAGAAAATTTATCTGATGAGGCTTTTATCGCTCTATTTACTGGTCAGAAAAAACTGAAAGAGCAGCAGTTGGCATTGGCTCAAGATGTTGATTACCTCAAAAATGAGCAACCAATTCATCCTAGCTTTGCTCAAGCCTTGCTGAAGAAGAGAAAAGCCCGTGTTGTCGCTTGTCTAGGTGGAATGGACAGTCCAGCCTATACTGATAAAGTCTTCGCACAGTCGGTCTTTCGACAAGCTGAGGTTGATTTTAAAGACCATTTCAATATCAATCGCTATGATATGTTGCCAAAGAAATTTGCTGAAGCGGCATTGTCTTACTGGATGACGTGGGAACCAAGCACCAATACCAAAATGAAGATTTTGGAGATGAATGCTTATGAACTGTAAAACTGTAAAACACAAAAAGCCTGACGGCAATCAGGCTCAAATATAAACATACAAAGAAAGTGTAACATATTATGATTGATTTTGAAAGCTTTTTTAAAGAAAAGATGGAAAACATCATGACTATGGCATGGGCTGAAAAGTCTGAGATGTTTGATCCTGACAATACCTATCCGCCAATCATGACCCAAGCTGAGTTTAGAAAGTGGTTGAAAATCGGCGATTCGACAGTGAAATATCTTATCTCAAAAGGCATGCCTGTGATCAGAAATGAAAACGGGAGTATTCGCATTCCGAGGGATGCCGTTCGTGTCTGGCTTCGAGATAATTGGCAAGTTTTGGCATAGGAGATGGAGATGACAGAAGAATTGATGTTAACAGCAGAGCAAGGTTTGGCATTTATTGCTATTTTGACCCCAATCTTAATCTGGCTGATCCGTAAGCCTGTTGAGATTGAAATAGAGGTCAATGAGCCTGTTGTGGAAGAAAAACAACCAGAGCGGAATTTGAGATATCTTCAAATCCACAGATATTACGGAGGATAAGATAATATGAAATTTTTGGAAATGATGAAAAAGTTTTTGAGTGTTGAGGAAGAGGATTACATCCCTCAAAGCCAACATGAGTTGGAACGTGAGCTTGCTACTGCACGGCATACTGCCAAGGAATACAAGAAACTGGCCTTGCTGAAAAATCAAGAGTGTATAGGGAAAGCTAGACTTATTGACCAACTAAACCGACGGATTGATTACTTAGAAAGTGTCAACAAGTGCCAGGCTGAACTATTGGCAGAACGTGAGGTCTAGCCATGGTTTGGATTGTTGCAAAGAAAAATAAAAAAGCCGTGGTCGGAAGTACCACTACAAGAAGTGTTTTAATAACTGGCAAGAAGCCAGAGTGTATCAACAGGACCTTTGGAACAAGGGCATTACGGCTGAGATGTGGGAGGAGAATGGAGGTATAGAGATTGGCAAATGCAAATAAGCGGTACTATTGGATTCAACTCGCACAGGATTTCTTCAAATCCAAGGAAATGAAGTTGCTTCGAAAAATAGCAGGAGGGGACACTCACACGATTATCTATCTTAAGATGATGCTGTTGAGCCTGGAAGACAACGGGATTCTATTTTTTGACGGGGTCGCTGATAATTTGGCTGAAGAAATTGCGCTGGTAATTGACGAAGATGTGGAAAATGTAAAAATTACCCTTGTTTTTTTACAGTCCAAAAAACTGTTATCAAAAATATCGGATAGGGAGTATTTTTTGGAGCAAGTCCCAGAGATGGTAGGTAGCGAAACCGCAAGTGCCCGTAGGGTTCGCAAGCATCGTGAGAACCAAAAGGTGTTACAAAGTAACAGCGATGAAACAAACGGTAACGGAGAGAAAGAACAAGAGAAAGATATAGATATAAACTTATCTAGTAGTAGTTGTATAAATAATAGCGATTATTCAATTAAGCAATTATTCAAAGATTTCGAAGCTGGCTTTGGAAGATTATTAAGTCCATTTGAAATTGAGGACATCCAGAAATTTGCTACTGAAGAAGGCTTTAGCCCTGAGTTAATAAGGGAAGCCCTTAAAGAAGGGGTATTTCGCAATAAACCTGTATGGAATTATATCAAAGCGATTTTACGCAATTGGAAGAATGATAAGTTACTGACAGTAGAACTCGTTCGAGCTAGGCAACAAGAACAGGAACTGCCTAAGAATGTTGATGTTTCGCCTGAATTTTTGGAGGCTATGAACTTATGGAAGGATTAGACAAGGTAAAACGGGTCATTCTGAAACACGGTCTTAAGCAAGACAGCCCTTTTGTCCGTGATGTGAGGCATTCGACAACTGGTTTGGAAATTTTCTACGGCAATGAGCGTCAGGCCTTTCGGTACGCAAATTGGCAGGTTGGTGTCGTAATGACAAAGCAGTTGTATCTGCATGGGAATTTTAAAATTATAGAGGTGGAGGACTAATGGTAGTGCCAGAAAAAGAATACGCTCTCTACAAAGGCGACGAGCTACTAGCAATCGGAACAGCGAAGGAGTTGGCATATAAGTTTGGCGTTAAGGTATCAACGATACACTTTTACAAGTCGCCAGCATATACAAAGAGAACGAGCGATGTGAGGGGGAGGAGATTAGTTGAAATTTGAGTTATTTAATGACCATTTCGAGAATGCGAGACGGTACAACATCCCTCGGGCCCAGTTGATTATTGCTGATATACCGTACAACCTTGGAAATAATGCTTATGCCAGTGATCCACGATGGTACAAGGACGGTGATAACGCCAAAGGCGAAAGCAAGTTGGCTGGAAAGTCATTCTTTGATACGGATAATGATTTTAAGATTAATAATTTCTTTGATTTTTGCAGTCGGTTATTGAAGAAGGAACCGAAAGAAAAAGGCAAAGCGCCAGCAATGATTGTATTTCATGCATGGCAACAAAGGGATATGGTGATTGAATGTGGTAAAAAGCATGGATTTAAAAAAGCCTTTCCGCTGTACTTTATAAAAAAATCAAGTCCACAAGCTCTAAAAGCTAATATGAAAATTGTCGGGGCAGTCGAAGAGGCTACGGTATTGTATCGTGATAAGCTTCCGAAATTTAATAACAACGGCGCTATGATACTCAATCATGCACCGTGGGAGAAGGATAGCTCTTACCCTGTTATCCATCCGACACAGAAGCCTATTCCTGTGCTGAAACGGTTGATTGAAATCTTTACGGATGAGGGCGATGTGGTAATTGACCCTGTGGCAGGAAGTGGATCAACACTAAGAGCGGCAATCGAGATGAACCGCTCGGCCTATGGTTTTGAAATCAAGAAGGATTTTTACAAGAAAGCAAAAGAGCAGATGTTGTCTAGCTACCAGCCCAGTTTATTTTGAAAAGATGGAGCAGATGACCATATATGATTTTTTGGAGGGAAGTAATGACTAAACAAGAAGTAATTGAATTCTTAACAGAGCAGAGAGACCTTAGGTTGGTTGGATATGATGATAGTAAACCTGCTGAATCTGATTTTGACAGATGGCAGTTAGCCCAAGCGGAGATGTTTCAAAAGGTGATTGATTGGTTGGAGGAAATCGATGAAATTAATAAATGATATAAAACAATTGCTTTGCAAGCATTCTTGGAAGGACTTGCCGCGCTTTATCGCGTTGAATACTGGGAAAATTTCTCCTAAACGTCAATGCCTAAAATGTGGGAAAGTTGAG